GAATACGCACAACCACCAGCAGTAACTGCATTGCAGGCAGAGGGAGTTGCACAACCACAAACAGCAGCTGCAATTGTTCCAGTTCTGGTTAGAAATGCAGTTACAACATACACACCACAGAATGTAAAATCAATTGGTTGCCAATACGGATCTGGAAATGCAAATACATTCACAGCAGATTTAGTAGTAGATAGTCAAACTTATTCTGAAATTAAATCGGTTACTGATTTTACTTTCTTTGGATCAAAAGGTTATAAGTTTATTGAATCCACAAGTTTCAGTGCAGACGCTAGCGGTGTTCTACAGCAGGGAGACCTTATTCAATTCTCTGATGTCGATAACAATCTTGTTAGAGCAGTTGTACAGTATGCAACTGAGCAGTCTGGACCATCTAAGACCAGAGTATATCTAGATATTGCTCTACCAGGAGATGTAACAAACACAAGTATTGTTAGACTGAGACCTAAGGTACAGAATCCAAATGCAGGAACTCTAGTCTTCCCAACTGGTAGCAAGCAAGTAGAACAAATTTCTGCTGGTGGTGATGACACCAAGATTAAGTATTACTTCAGAAGAGACTTTGTAACAACTGCATCTTCTGGTGGTGGAACCATTACGTTTGCAGCTCAGTTGCCATTTGGTACTCAGAGATTTGTTGCTTTCAATGAAGATAACTATATCATTACTGTCTTAGATCCAGGTGATGCACCAGACTTGACAGTTGGAGATATTGTTTATGTTCCTACTGATAGCGTAGAAATTACATCTGCTACCGATACTGCTAGTGGTCTTACATCTGGTAGTATTAGTCTTCAATTACCATCAACATATTTTGGAACTATTCCTACCAACGGAACATTCCCTAAACTAAAACTTTCCTCAACTATTGAAGTTACCAACGCAAAACCAAGACTAAAGACTTCTGTAGAAAATAAGAGAATCGTTATTAGTGCATCTGGTGACAGAGTAATTCCTTTCAGAGGAACAGACTACGACAGTGAGGTCGTAGAAATTCTGACTTATTCTGATGCATACAAGTTGAACTTTGTCTATGAGGGAACTGCATCTCAAGCACCAACTATCGACAGTGCTGGTAACTTGATTTCTGGAACCGATGTTACTGATAGATTTACATTTGATAATGGACAGAGAGATACTATTCTAGATGTCTCAAGAATTGTTCTAAAACCAGGATTTGAAGCTACCTCTGGTCAATTGGTAATCTCCTTTGATTACTTCGAGCACTCTCAGGGAGACTTCTGTACAATCGACAGTTATCTCCACGAAGCTGGTGTAACAGAGGATGAAATTCCTGGATTTAATTCTGCTGTCCATGGAAACCTAGAATTGAAAAATGTAATCGACTTTAGACCAAAAGTTGATAGCAATGCAATCATTCCAGGATTCCAAGATCAGTCTTCTCTATCTGTAACTACTGGTCAGTTCTCTGGTCCTGGTTCTGTCATTGCTAGCACTCCTGCTCCAGATAACAATCTCGAATACACATTCTCGTTTAGTCAAATTCAATACCTTGATCGTATTGATGGAGTGTTCTTGAATAAGAAGGGCGAGTTTATTGTCAAAGAAGGTAACTCATCTCTCAACCCAACCAAACCAGATCCAATTGAAGATGCAATTCCTCTCTTCTATGCTTACATCCCTGCTTACACATCTTCGAGTAAGAATGTAAGAATTACTCCAGTTGATAACCGTCGTTACACGATGCGTGACATCGGTAAATTGGAGAAGCGTATTGAGCGTCTTGAGTATTATACAACACTTAGCATTCTTGAGCAACAAGCTCTCAATATGCAAGTTAAAGATAGTATTGGATTAGATAGATTCAAGAGCGGATTCTTAGTCGATAACTTTGAAGAGCATAGAGTTGGTAATATTTCCTCAGCAGATTACTTATGCTCCATTGACAGTCAGCAGTCTGTTCTTAGACCTCAGTCTAAGGAAGACTCTCTAGCACTAAGAGAAGTCAATACAAGAGAAGATCAAAGAACAGTTGCTGGTTATCAAAAGACTGGCAATGTAGTTACTCTTCCATATACATCACTATCTCTGCTTGGCAACAATTTTGCTTCCAAGACTCTAAACCCAAATCCATTTGTTGTTATTCAATATGTTGGTGATGCTTCTATCAATCCATCTATTGATCAGTGGTATGATGATACTGTAGAACCTCTAATTGTAAATACCAATACAAGTCTCTACAATATCTTTATTGCAAAAGAAAATGTTAGAGATTCATTCTCCAGTCTATTCAATTCATTTGCTATCAACTGGGTAGGAACTTCTTCAAGTTTCACTTCAATTGTTTCTCTTGGAGAAATCAATACTCTAGAAGCAAATGCAACTGTAAGCATGGCGTCTATTGGCAGTTCTTCTAATGTCAATCCACAAAACAATGAGGTTGCTAAAGGAGTCCAATCTAAGACTGTTGGTAATAGTATTGTTTCCGATTCTCTTCAGTTCTTTGCTAGAAGCATTCCAGTTAGATTTGTCCTCAGAAGATTAAAACCAAATACTAAAGTTTCTGTATTCTTAGAAGGAAGAAATATTGACAGATGGGTTAATCCAGACTTTAGATTTACTGGAACTGCAACAAACTCCCTATCAGCATTTAATGGTGATATTGTTACTGACGAGAATGGTAATGCCAGTGGTTTGATTCTAGTTCCTGCAGGACATCCACCAAGAGAAAACTCTACTTGGACTGGAGATGTTGCTACCGTTGATTATGATTCTTCATTCGAGGAAGTAAGAGTAACAGCAGGTGTAAAAACAATTAGATTTACATCTAGTGCTACTGATGAAAACAAAAATAATGTCGATACATATGCAGAAGTTAAATTCTATGCTACTGGAGTTCTACCACAGAATCCTTCAGGTATCGTATCAACAAAACCAGCATACTTCAAGGCAAATGAGGGTGTTCAGATAGTTGATAACAATACAGAAAATCCAATCAGACCAAACCCACTAGCACAAACATTTAAAGTTGAAAACTATGATGGTGGATTGTTTGTAACTGGTATTGATCTATTCTTTAATAAGAAGAGTTCTAACATTCCAGTTAAAGTATATTTGACTGATGTAGAAGGTGACAAACCAGGAAAAAATATTGTACCTGGAACTGAGAAGACTCTAACTCCAGATACGTATTTGAAAATCTTCACTACTGGAACGGTAACAGTTGATGTTGGTGAGTCTGTAATTGGATCTAGTTCTGCAGCAAGTGGTCCTATCAAGAAGATCATTGACAAGAATGGTGTCGAATTAATTCCATCATCAACTGGAAAGATTGCAATAACAAATGAGCAAGTATATACTCTAGTATTGAGTAATCATAATGGAAGATCTTTCCAACAGAATGAAAATCTAACAATCGGTTCTGTCACCACTGCTAACAATACAAACGGAACTAACTTCACAGTAAGTATCGCTAAAGACAGTGGCAAGGTTTCTAACATAAAAATCACGAACCCAGGAGCAAATTACGATAGTGCTATCTTGACAATTGAAAGTCCTCAAATTCCAGGAGGATCAGTAGCTACTGCAAGAATCGATGTTTCAGACGGCAAGATCTATAATGCAGAAGTAGTCCTCAATGGTTTTGGATATACAGAACCACCTGCCGTTGTAATTAAAGGTATCGGAAATGGGGCAGGAGGATGTCAAGTAGAAACGTTTATTGATATTGATACCCCAGCAGTTAGAATGGGTGTTGCAATTGATGACGTTGAGGTTTCAGGTGCGATTGAGTCTTCTACTCCAACCTACTTTGCATTTGATAATCCAATCTATTTGCAAAATGATACTGAGTATGCACTAGCAGTAGAAACTGATTCTGTTGATTATGCTATTTGGGCTTCTCGTCTAGGAGAAACTGATGTAGCTACGAATACAATTATTACCACACAACCATCTCTAGGTTCTGTCTATAGATCACAAAATATTGATACTTGGACAGAAGACATCTTTGAAGATATTAAATTCACTCTATACAGAGCAGAGTTTAGTATTACAAGACCAGCAGAACTTGTTCTTACTAATGAGAAGTTAGGTTATGAGAAACTAGATACTAATCCATTCAAGACAGATGCATCTTCTAACACAAATGCAACTTCTCTATTGTTTGGCAACAACAATTCTATCGTGAAAGTCGCGCATAGAGATAATGGATTTGAGGATCGTGGAAATTCTTATGTATTCTACAGAGGAGCACAAGAAACTGCTGGTATCACTGCAGAAACACTGAACAGTGTATTGTTCCAGGTTGATAATTCTGGTATCGATACTTATACTATTAGATCAACAAACCAGTCTGCTGGTAATGCTGTTGGTGGTGGTTCTGATGTTTTTGCAACTTACAATAGAAAATTTGAAACTCTATATCCACAAGTTCATTATCTGTCATTCACTGGAACCACATTAGAATCTACTGTTAAAACTACAAATGTAGTTCCTGTAGATTCTACTACTACAAATTATACATCATATTCTCAGACAGATTATGAAAAGACATTCTTGAATGAACCACATTATTTTACAAACCAGAAGATGGTTACTTCTGAGATCAATGAGACTCTTAATAGTCTTGATACATCTTTAGAATACAAGTTGTCTCTATCATCTACTGTCTCATATCTCTCACCACTTGTCGATCTATCTTCTTGTTCTGTTAAGACAATAAGCAATAGAATTGAGAATGGTTCTGGAACTGAAGATCGCTATGGAAGAAGAAATCAAGTTGTTTCCTTCTATCCTATCTACAGTTTCACCTTGACTGGAAATCAAAATACAGAGATTCAGAGCAATCAAACAATTAAAGGCAAGACTTCAAAAGCTGCTGGAACTATTGCTAAGATTGATGGATCTACAGTTTTTGTTAGAATCAAAACTTCTCAGATCTTCGAGAAAGGTGAGGAAGTTGATCTAGGAAATCAACTCTCACTATCTGGTGTCACTGTTGATAGTGCTTTGACTCAAATAATTACCAGCATTAATGATGCATCTGTAATTGTTGCTAGAAATCCATCTATCATTCTAGAAACATATGAAAATATCATTACTGGTAGAGCAGTTATCTGGAATAATAAGACACAGGAACTAACTGTAAGAAATGATGCTAGACCTATCAATGATGATTACAACGGAAGAATTATCGACAACGTTCTATTCAATAGAAATGCTGTTGTAAATGCTCAAGTTGCTGATATCTTCCGTGTTGGAGATTTTGTTAAGTATCCCGATCAACCAGATGATGAAGCATCTTTCCTAGAAATCTCCACTGTATCATACACTAATGGTGTTGAGTTTGTAGCAGAAAATACTTCTAAGAATAGTTCTTCGGTTGCTAAGTATGTTACCAAAGAAGTATCTATTTCAAGTCCTGCTACAACGATTGATGTTAGATTGACTGCTAACCTCAAAGATGTATCTAATGTTGCTGTCTTGTACAAGTTCAAGAAAGCATCAAGTCAAGAAAACTTTGATGACATTGATTGGCAGTATTTCAATGTAGATGGATCTCCTGATACTTTAGAAATTGCAAACCCTGAAAATACAATTTCTTCAATTGTAGAAAAGCAAAGTTCATATCAAGAACTTGCATTCAGTGTTTCTGACCTACCAGAGTTTTCATCTTTTGCAGTGAAGGTGGTTATGAAGGGAGTAGATCCTGCATTCGTTCCAAAAATTCAAGATATCCGATCTGTTGCATCGTTCTAATTTCCGCGTATGTCATATATCAAAGTGTCGGGGCATGATGGTCTTGTCAGAGACGAGACCACAGGTGCCATCTTGAATCGCGACGATTCTGCTATCCAAGCGAGACGTAAACAAAAACAGTTGAATTCCGCGTTGGATGACATAAATAACTTGAAGGATGAAGTATCTGAAATCAAAGCCTTACTGCGAGAGTTAATCAAAAATGCCAGCAATTAATGTCGCCAGAACTGACACCTTTGAGCAACAAAGGGTCAAAATCAACGAAATCGCAGAGGATCTATTTGATCTTACTGGAGGATCGGGTGGTGCTACAATTTCTCCAGCAGGAGTTTCTCTACAAGATGGTACAAAATCTGCTCCAGCACTGACCTTTCAGTCTGACAATAAATTAGGTTTATACCTGTCTCTTATACACATCTGA